TTGCCAGTCATGGACTCGACAAGTTTGAATTTTCGGTAATTTGTGAGATTCCAAACGAGGAATTGAACGACCGAGAAGTCAAGGAGATTTCTGAACGAAGGACTCTCGCCCCGAACGGATACAACCTCCAAACGGGTGGGAACGTATATTCACTATGTGACGAGATGAAAGAGAGGATCCGCCAATCCAAGACGGGTGAAAAAAACGCAAGGTTCGGTGTGAAATTGACCGACGAGGTCAAAGAGCGCATACGTCAAGGTCATGTGAAAGATATGAAAAGCGTCGATCAGTACACGCTCGATGGGACATTCATGAAGACATGGGAATCCCTTAAATCCACACAGGTCACTGGCGTTTCGAGATGTTGTACGGGAGAGCTGAACAAAGTGGGGGGTTTTGTGTGGAGGTGGCACGGGAAGCCCTTTGACAGAGTAATACCCACTGACGAGGCTGAAACTTTGAAGCAAAAGAGACTAGAATTATACGAGAAGAACAGGGAGCGCATAAACGCGTGGAAAAGAGCGAACCGACTAAAGCTCTGCCGTGACGGCGACGAAGGCGGCGGTTGATCCAGCGCCAACGAGAACGGCTGCATATCCAGCCGTGAGGCCAGTGGTATTAACAGTGAGACCTATATTTGTAGGAGATGAATCTTGAACACCGAATGACGTAGGGGTTGGGTTGGTTGCTCCCTGGTTTATCTGAAAAGTGCCAACAGCCGAATTAGACGAGAGTGTTGGAGCTGCGCGCATGGTTACTATTGTGGGCATCGACAAGTATGCGAATGTCGTCCCTTGTGACACACCCGCCGCAAATCGGTTGTACCCTGAAGTGTTACCGGGGCCAAACACCTGATAGTACCTCTGACACAGCGCCAACTCCTGAGCAAATGGGCGAAGCTCAAACGGCGTAGCCACGGTCCCACGCTCGAGCTGGACGCCGGTGATGGCCCATGACGCGCCCTGAACGTCATACAAGTTGACGGTTCCGTAGAGTTTCTGAGCGACACTTACTTGCCACCCAATTGTAGCCGACCCGACTTGAGCAAACCGGAATTGTAGATAACCCCATGCATTCGTAGTAGCGCCCCAAGTTGAACCATTAGGTGGAGGAGGAATCGTAAGAGTCTTGTATTCCCATGTGTTTGGGTTCGTGACCGTATATGGCGTCAAGTAGCTATAGTCGGCCACACCCGAAAGTATATGGAACGTGTAGTTGCCCGTGATGCTCGCCTTGACCCAGAATGAAAATGTGACGGGGCTCCCGAACGAAGTCCCCCAATTGAGATCTTGGGCATTGTATCCTTCTATAACTTGTAATAATGTGAAAGATGTAGCGGTCCCTGAAACGTTCACGACAATGTTTGACGAGTTGCGCAGACCGTTTTGGTAAGGAGCATCAGTCACGGAAAGTGTGTTTTGGTACGTCGTCATGAGACCCGTGAGTGTACCCGTACCAAACTTCCAACGATCTAACGTTACATATGTATCCATAGAGTTGACTAAAACATTACTCGTCCCCCTCTGCGCGATCCTCATATCACCATTAATCACCCTATTCCTGAAAGAGCCCATGCCCGCGCCACCCGAAATCGTGCCCGAGACGACGAGATCGCCGGCAACCTCCAAGGCGCGCTGCGGGTTGGCGATGCCCACGCCCACCTTGGAGTCGGAAGTCACGCAGAGGGACTCTTCTGTGCCGTTGAGGGTCCATTCGATGAAATCAGGTCCATATCCCCCGGAATTACCGGACAGATTCGTAGTCAAGCATCTGTAATGCGTGTAGGCCTGGGTTGCGGAAGTCGGGAAGGTTTGGACGGGTGGGGGATTTGCCGACCACGCGACGCCAATACGACGATCTAGTGTAGTCCAGTTGAATCCATCACGTGAACCTAGAAGATACCAGGAACCTGGACCAAAACTATTATCATACCCCTGAACCGTGTATGAGCTTAGGACAACCGAAACAGGGAGTTGAAGCTGGATCCATGCTCCCCTGTATGCATTACCTAGAACATCTACGGTTGTTGCGGACCCTACATATGCATAAGGTGATGAAGTCGAGTACTCGTTTATTTGTGCGGCCCAATAAGTGGTCACAGATTTGTCAAATGCCTTCCATATAACCTGACCACCTGTGTCCTCAGAACTCGCACTCGCAATGTACTTACCCTGCCCATAAGTCACCAAGGCGTTCGAAGTTGTATCGAGCAAATAGGAGGACATGGGCGCCGGCGGGTACGCGCGGACCGTCTGAGTCGCACCGAGGGAAACGCTTTGCGTTCCCCGGCCCTGGACCTCCAAGGTTGTGCCGACTTGACCGGCCAGGGATTTGAGGAGCAAAAGGGTCGAGGAGTCGGTGGTGAACGGCTCGGCGGGGACAACATAGGTTGTCCCCGTGTACCGAGCCACGTTGGACACGCGGACGTCGGCGAGGTTGCCGTTGAGCAATAACGAGTTAATAGTATTGTTATAGACGCCAATCTGAACTCCGTACGACGGTACGAACCCCATTTGAGCCGGAGTGACGGCGAGAGACCTGCCGAGAGTTCCGTTGATATAGACATTTGCATTCGTTCCATCATAGGTTGCCGCCATGTGATTCCAGGAACCCACTGATGGACTGACCGTACTGACTACGAATACCGACCCATAGCTGAATATAGGTGCAAAAGTAGTTCCAGCGAGTGAAAAAGCCCAATCCCCGCCTGTTGATCCGGTCACATAGTTCCGCTGAATGAGTCCCGAGCCGGCTGCAGTGGTTGATGTGAAGTACACCCACCCCTCAATAGTCCACGCGTTCGCCCAAAGGTTGGTCGTGAGCACCGAAGACGCCGCGTTGCCGTAATCGATGTACCCGGTGCCGTCGAAACGGATCGAGTCGAGCTGAGGGTACGTGGTCGAGTACGGACTTAAGAGGTTGGAGGTGACGCCGCCGATCGGCGTGGGCACGGCGCCGTAGCTCGTGAGCTGACTCGGGAGCGGAGTGACGTCCTGGATGCTTGGGTAGGTTGGCAGGGGGTACTGAGAGTCGAGTTGCCAGGCGATTGTCGCGCCGGCGGGGAGGGTCTGATTGAAGTTGGGGCTCAGGGTCGTGTTGAAGTTGCCGGTCGAGTAGACGTTGCCGTTGGTTCCCGTGGTTCCGAAGACGAGACGGGCCTTGGCGATGGCGAAGTTGGGGCAAGAGATGGTCGGGGAACTGCCGATGTAAATGGGGTTCAGAGAAGTGATGGCCAGGACCGAAGGTTGGGTCGGTGCGATTGTGTTGTTGCCACCGGCCGGGGAGTAGCCGAACGCGGTGAGGGGCTGGAACACGCCATTGACGGCCATGTAGATGTTCGAGCCGTTGCCCTGGACCATAATGTGGTTCCACGAGCCCGTGGTGATGACGCTGTTTGCGGTGTTAGCACCCGACGGCCCGCCGTTGAAGAGCACGAGGCCACCGCCGTTATGAGCGCCGAACCCCCAGTCGTAAGTGCCGCCACCAGGGCCGTGAGAGAAGGTCAAGGACCCGCTCTGAGCCGTTCCGCCGTTTGTTGCGTTTGCGAACGACGCGTAGTTGATCCACATTTCGAGACAGAAGCCAGAAGTGCGCCAATTCGTATCATAGGCCGAATTAGCCGCGCTGTAATAAGACCCCACCGTCCCCGGCAAGGTCAAAACAGGTCCATAGGGCGAGGTCGAGGCGCCGGGGAAGTACTGGGACTGGAGGGCCAGGGTCAAGTTGGACGTGTAGCCGGTGTCCATACCTGTACGGTAGGTCGGGGCGGTCGTGAAGGGGGCGGACTGAGGGCTAAAAGTGGTGATGGGAACGATGGAGCCGGTCATGACGCGGACGTCGGCGACGTTGCCGGAAAACATGGAGGACGAACCAGTATCGCCACCTATACTGATGTTTGCAGTAGGAGTCAAGCGAGCAGCTGTAGTGGAGAGTGGGCCCGTCGTCCCCCCTAGACCACCATTAGTGAAAACGCGTAGGGTGCCAGCAGTCAATCCAGTGCGTTCATATGACGCAGCAACATGAATCCATGCACCGGTTGCAGAAATAGCAGATGCGTTACTGGCCGTAGCGCCTGTAGCTCCACTCGTGTTGATGATTTGTGCGGTAAGAATTCCAGAAGAATTTATAAAAAAGTAAAAATCAGCTGTACCTCCTAAAGCGCGCTGAATAATGATTCTGTTTGCACCGGCTATGAGCGTCGGGTTGACCCACGCCTCTACAAACAAGTTGGACAGAGCTAAGTTTGAAAAGTTCATAGAAACAGATGGAACAAAATTCACAAACGAATTAACAGTCCCTGGTAGACTCAGAGCCTGTGTGATCGTCCCCGTCCCCGTGTTCGCCGTGATGCTCGCCGCATTACTCAAGTACTTCTGGATCAAATTCGTGGTGGTGGTCAGAGGCACGGACCCCGTGACGTACGAAGAGACGTGGAGCGAGCCTGTCGGGACTCGGTCGGCCAGGACGTACGCATTACCAGAGGCGTCCGAAGTCACAGTCACGTTGCCGACGAAAGAGGTGTTGCCGTTGACCGTCAGGGTCTCTGTCAGAGATGTGGGGATGACACCACCGATACCGACGGGGCCGCCGTTATAGTAGACGGAAGTACCCTGCTGGGACCACGGGTTGGTCGAGGGCGAGACGTACGAACCGACGGGTTTCAGAGAGACGAAGGTCGAGACGTTGGACAGGGCCACAGTCGACTGAGTTCCAGGGAAGATGACGTCGATGTAGTAGTAGCGCGAGGTGTCCGTGATGTTCAGGGGCATGGTCACGATAGTCGTGGGGTCCTGGGTATACATGGGTGCGTACTGGTAGATGTACGGGCCCTGAGTCCCGGGAGCCGTGTCCGACCCCAAGGAGCCCACGCCAAACATCATG